CTCCGTCCCTGACGGCTGCGTCTCGCCGGCTGCGATACCGAGATTGATGCCGGGCGTGGTCGGCGTCTCGGCCTCGTCGGTGATGAGCCACGCTTGCGGTACGCCAGACCCTAGCAAAAGGCCCGGCGCATTGGTGCCGGATGGATTCGGTAATTCGGTTCCGAAAATGAAGTTGGTGTTGGCCGCAAACGTATTGCCTGGTCCGGCGTACTGAACGTAGCCTGCCTGAAAGGCTGGTTCGTATACGCCAGCAGCGGGTGTCGTGCCTTGGGCCTGCGGGCCGCCGATGGTCCAGATTGTCATGAGTAGCTCACACTGATCAGTTGGCCCGTACCGGGAGAAACCACAATGCCGAAGAGCGCCGGGAACTTTGCCTCAAACACGCCGACGTAATTAGGAATTGGGATCAGCGGCTTGCTGGTATCTGCTGTTGAGGTGGCATCGTAGATCGTGCCTTGCGTGGTGCCGGCGCTCAGCACACTCACAAGCGCCGTGCGACCCGACGATGCCTTGACGACGGTTGCCACCGATATGTTCGGGCTATTCGTAATGCCCTCAACATTCAAGTACGACTGCGTTGAGTTGTTGAGTGCAATGACGACGTTCTTAAGCGCCGTCAGGATGTCAGAGGTTGATGCGCCGCTTGACGGTGAGCCGGAGGTACTTGGTGTTGATGCCATTAGATCTGTCCATCAATTGCGTAACGGTATCTGATTTGCCCAATACGCCAATAGCTACCTAGATCCGATGAACTGACCTTGACCGAGATCAGTTTTCCACGGAGTCGCGTGTAGAAATACAGCGTAGCCTGAGTAACCGAGTAAGGCCCATAGAGCGTCGGTGCCTGACTTGGATAGTCAGCGACGTAGAATGAGATTTGCACGCTGGCTGATTGGGCGGCATCGTACATGCCCCATTTCATATCAGGAAACACCCAGTCCACGAATGACTTTACATCGGCCTCTCCAATGGCGTAATAACCGGTCTGGAAACTCGGCAGCATGGCTGTTCCATCTGCGTCGTTAGAGGTTTCGTGTTGGTATAGGTACAAAGACACTGGGTCTGATCCGACGGGAGGACCCAAGACAGATTGATCCACCCACGCTGAGCGTCCCAGCGTACCGACATCCCACACGGATAGGTATACGTTGTATTTAACATAGCTATCAACTTCTCCAGTGCCATTGGCAGACGGGTAATACCACGAGATCTCGCCAAACCGGCTGTTGACTGCAACGCGGATCTTTGACACGTTGGCAGTGTTGAGGTTTTGATACACCGCATCCCACACCGCGCAGGGCAACGGCTGTACGCCTTCGCTGGAGAGCGTGTAGAACTGCTGCGGCCCCATCCAGTAATAAATGCCATTCACCGCTGCGGCGGCCTTGCGCGCGATGAGACCGCAGCCGGTGCCTATCTCATTGAAGCTGTACACGTAGGGCGTGCCGATGTATTGCATGCTCCAACAGTCAATGTCGGTCCAGACGACTGCCTGTTGCGGTCCCTGCACGCAGCTCACGATGCGCGAGCCTTTCGGTATCCGGTACGAGCCGGCCTGATTCGTCACGAGCGCGATCCATTGGTTGTAGTTCCCCACGTCACACCAATTGATCAGCAGTGGATCTTGGATGCCAGTCTGCGTGGAACCCCACGCGACCAATTGCCGCTGAGGCATCGCGACGAACACGCCATCATTGACGGGCGGCGCCTGCGGAATGATCGCTGCTGAGGCCGTGCCGGGATTCCACGCATAGATGGGCTGGAACGCGGGTTGCGCCGGGTTTTGTACCGCACACGCAATCAGTACGTCGCCAAAGTTATCCAGCGTCCAGTCAATGGCCGGTACATTCGTGCCCGTCGTCGGGATGACAAGCTGACCAACCCCGTAAGCACCCAGCCCGTAGCCACCTATACCGTATCCGGTGCCAGGCAGCGCGCCGGTGGCGAAGCTGTAGATGAACTGGATTACGCCGCCGTTTAGCGTACCGGTGGTTGTTGAACTGGCCTCGTTCTGCGCAATGATGGAAAAATTATTGACATCGGTGATGCTGTCTACGATGTAGTTTCCGTAGAACGTGATCCCGCCCACCGTCGTCGGCACGAGCACTGGAAACGTGTCACCCACCGAATAGGTGTAATTGGGCAGCGTGACCTTGACTGTGGTTGAATCCGTACTGACAGAAAAGATCGGCAGCACGGGCATTGATGAACTGGACGTTGCCGGATTGGGGTTTCCGAGAATGTCCACCGCGTTGATCTCAAACGCCTCTGGAAAGATCTTGCCGTTTGGGTCACATTGGTATAGCCCAAATAGGATGATTCCACCAATGGCTATCTGAGTCGTAATGTATACAGAGTCGTAATCGGTAATCCCCGTCGTGAGTGGATCGTTAATGGTGACTAATGAACTGCCAGCAGTCACAGCCACCGTCGCCTGCGTGCTGATAATCGTCTGAGTGGGCGTAATATCCTGAAGCGTGCCGTTCGTAATGACTGCCAATTGCGCGGAACCAGTGGCAGTCACGGTCTCTGTGCCGACTGCCAAGTGCGAGGTATCGTTCAAATCCTCCCACGCCCACAGCGCTCGAGGGATGGCTACCATCGGCGTCGGATAGAACTTGGTCCAGCCGCCCAGCTTGCCGATGAGCGCGGCGCCTTTCTGATCGTAGTAATAGCGTATCAGTTGCGACTCGGATACGCCGCCGCCCTGATTCATCGCGGCCGTCTCTTGCGTGTTGACGCCGGGGATCAAGTTGATGGCAGCGTGAGGCATTATCGGGTCGGGGTTGCGGAGACCGGCGTGCTGTACGCGGACCAGCCGCTGCCTTCTCCCTTCTTGCGATTCTCTTCGGCAATGGCACCCAGTCTCAGCGCTTGATACTGCTTCTCGTACGTGGCGCCCATCTCTTGACTGTCGGAGGTGGCGGAGAAGTTGCGCTGGAACGCCGAGATGTAGACCATGCTCGCCATGACTAGCATGTCAGGGTAATAGGCTGAAATATAGGTGTACGACGTATCCGCAACGCCCATTGATGCGTACTGGTAGAGCGACGGGATGCGGATCGTGCCAGTCACTTCAATCGTGTACGGGTAATTCGCATACGGCCCGAACATCACGTTGTTGAACGTATCTGCGCCGTCGCCAAAGTCGTCACCAACCATCGCGTAATACTGCGGTGGCCCGCTAGTGGCAATGCCGCCGTAGACGTTTTGCAAAAACTCCTTGCTGACCGGCGTACATGTGCCGCTGTTGACCACGGTGCCATTACTTATCTGCACCCAGCGGAACGTCTGTACGGTGAGAAAGTCGTCAATCGGCAGGCTAAGGATATTCGTGCCCGCGTTTAACGTGTATTGGTTGGATGTCTGCGAGGGCAAAAGGTCCAAGTCGCGCTGTATCCGCAACTCAGAATAGTTTAGCATCATCGGCACTTGCAACTGCGGTGGCGCGTCGCTGAACGCATAGACGCCACCGGTCTCCGCTGCCTGATAGACCGCCATGCCAGCGACGGTCTGGATGTACGCGTTGTAGGAGAGCGGATTGGTATTGATGGTCACGTTGTCCACCCGCCAAGCGCGCTCGTGACCGTGGCTAACCCTGCGGGCGTGACTTTATTGCGAGGCGTGTAGAGCACCGGGCAAACACCGGACTCCTCAATCGCCGCCGTCAGCAGTTCACTGCAATACCACGAATCCTCGTCTCTCCAGTCGCGACCAGCCAAGAACCCCCAGATCGCCGTCATGTCATACGGCTTGCCGATCTGGGATTTTAAGAAGTCCCAGAACCGCGTTTCTTGTTCGTACGTGCAATCCATGCACATCACGACGCGCTCTTTCCATGTCTCATAAAATGCCGGGCGCATTTGCACGCCAGGAGGAACGCGTCCGATGGTGTCTGATCGAGCGCCCAGTAACGTGCCATCTGGCAGCAGGGCATCCACGTGGCTAAAATGCCCCGACGAATACCAAGCGATTGCCTGCGACGACAATCCTCTGCCTAACACGAACTGGAAACGAATCATTACACAACGGCTTTGAGCGACGTGATCCAGCCTGCGATCTTGGTGTTGACTTCCGTCTGCAGCGCGCCAATCTCACTGGAGGCCAGCGCCGGCAACTGCATCTCAACGGTGCCCAAAAACACGGTGAGCGCGCCAGGCAGCTTTACCGCAATCTGCGCAGGGTCAGTCCCAAGGTTTGTGATAAACGTCTGCACTGCCTCCAGCACATTGATCAGCGAAGGGGCGGCGGCGGCGACGATGGGATTACTCATTTCGGTTTCTCCGGTGAAGGTTGGACTAAAGGGGCGGGTGAATCATCGGTGTCATCGGCCAACGCATGCGGGCGCTGACGAGCGAAGAAGTATCCAGACTGCTGGGTCACGATAGTGCCAAGCACGCCGGTCAAGCCCGATAGCAGGCTGTTCTCAACAGGCGCAAGCTCATTGTGAACGGCAATCAAGACGAACAACGTGGCCAAGAAGCCCAAGGCCATTAGGAAGGCAAGTCCAACTTGGGCTTTAGCAAGCAATAGGTCTGTGTCGTTCATTGGAGGGCGTAGGTGAGTGATATGGGATTCATAATTCCCTTAGTCCCACTGTTGGTCCAATTGTTGTAGTTGCAAAACAAATTCCCCGTAGTGAGGTTTGTGTTGCATCTTTCAAAAGTCAGTACGCCAGTATTATCCACTCTAAACGAAGACGCCGAGCCCACACTGTTGTCTTCCATGTAGTAAGTGACCGGACCATAGTAGGTATTAGTCGGGGTCACTGCGGCGGGCAATCCGATCATCTGAAACTGAGTATTCGCGCTTGTCGCAGTGGCAGGCTGTATTAGTAGCGTTACCATATTCCCAGCCACTGTGTAGGTCACGGTGGTCGTCGGGTTAGTGGGAGTAAACCCGACAAAAGTGCCGGTGAACGAACCGGTCGTCACGCTGACAGGCGCTCCGTTGACAAACAACGCAGTCGCATTGATCGTCCCTGCGCCTTGATCTCCACCTGTAGCGCCGGTCATCACAAAACCATTGGAGTTACCGAAATAAGCAACTTGAGTCCAGTTTTGAGCGGCGGTGTTCTGCCAAAACTCCGTCTGGCCGCCAGATTCTTGTATGGCTGCTACGTTGTTGTTGGACGTATCCCAAAGGTTCAAGCTTGGACCGCTATAGACCACATTGGCGATGCTGCCGATACGTTGAATGGTGACATCGGCTGTTTGAATCGTCGTTGAATTGCCACTTACGAAGGCGATCGCCGGACTGCCAGATGCGCCAACCGTGGTAAGTGCCGTACCGCCGGATGGCGCGTTGATCATCCAGTTACCAAAATTGGTCACGTATCCGCTCAACATCATGCCCGCTTGAAAATCAATACCACCCGAGAGCGATTGACTGTTGCCGGTGCCGCCCGCCAAGATTGCGACGCCGGCCGGTCCATCGGTTGAATAACCGGGGCCGCCCTGAAGCGTGACGTTGCCGCCTGCTTGGGTGTCGTTGCCCGTGCCTGCCAATAGCGTAATCGCGCCGCCGGCTCCTTCTGAGGCGCTTGGCCCAATGGCGCCCGCTTCAAGAGTGACGAATGATCCTTGAGCAATGCCCGCACCCGCCGTGCCAGCAACGCTAATTCCAGCACCATTCAAATCCGTGAGGAGCAGCGGCTGACCTTGCACGGTGAGCTGGCCTGCGCTAACCAAGGTACCAACGGCAGTGCCGCCGCCGCCGATGTTGATTGTGCCGTTGGTCGTGCCGCTCGAGGTGCCGAGACTCAATATCGTATTGATAGGGTCCCACGCTAGGTTTGAATACCCCGCAAACGCGCCCGCGTTATTGACCTGCACTTGGCCGTTTGAGCCGGCCGCTCCAGAACCCGCCGGCGTTGCCCAAGTGCCGTCACCGCGCCAGAACGTGGTCGTTGAGGCCGATGTGCCGCCGTTTAGATTCGTGACCGGTAGATTCCCGATAATGCAAACGCCGGTCGCAAGATTGACGATCTGCGAGGAGGCAGTGCCCGACAACGCGCAGCCTGGACTGAAGTAGTTGTACTGCTGAGCGGAGGCGGCAGCGGGTAGCAGAAGCAGAATCGCGAGTCGTTTCATCATAGTGCTATCCAGTTGCCGATCGTTGCCGAGTACTTGAAACCTTGGCCATTATATTGCTGCAGTGCAAAATTGCCTACTATTCTGAATTGATTGGCAAACAGTGACCTGGAATCCAGCGCGCTCAGCGTCACGTTGTAAGAGCCGCTCAAATTGGTGATGATCACGAGCTGCCCGTCGTAGCCCGCGACCAAGCCGGTAATCGTGGTGGCGGCCGTCGGCGTCAATTCAATGAACCCGATCGTCGTGCCCATGTTGCCGCCGACGGTGTAATTGTTCTGTACGCCCGAGGGCGTGTCGGAAGCGACGGCGGTCCCTCCCACTGCAGGCGCACCTGTCGCACCCGTAGGCCCAGTGGGCCCCGTTGATCCGACGCCCGTGGCTCCGGTAGGACCTGTTGGACCGGTTCCCGAGGGTCCCGTTGCCCCGGTGGGACCGGTGGCGCCCGTAGACCCTGTGGGGCCGCCGGAAGGGCCGGTAGGGCCTGTGACACCGACGCCGGTTGAACCGGTGGGACCGGTTGGCCCTGTGCCGCTGGGGCCCGTGGGGCCTGTCACTCCTACACCCGTTGGACCCGTCGCGCCTGCGCCGGTTGGGCCTGTGACGCCAATTGAACCGGTCGGCCCCGTCGCACCTAAGCCCGTAGGACCGGTCGCTCCAGTAGGCCCGATGGCGCCCATACCCGTCGGACCCGTTGCGCCAGAAACGCCCGGTGAGCCGATGCCCGTAGGCCCTGTCGGCCCGGTGCCGCTTGGCCCAGTGGCCCCCATGGCGCCGGTGGGCCCCGTCGCGCCGACCCCTGTAGGACCGGTGGCCCCAATGCCGGGTGGGCCTGTGGGGCCAACGCCGCTGGGTCCTGTCACTCCTGTGGGACCTGTGGGACCTGTTGCCCCAGCGCCAGAGGGTCCCGTTGCGCCCGTAGGCCCTGTCGGCCCTTGCGACGGTCCCGTTGGCCCTGTGGCGCCCGTGGGGCCGCCAAGCGATGCGATCTGCGCACTGGTGAGGCGCACGGTGCCAATAGGCGAGCCGGTGGGCCCCACTTGCACCGCCTCAAGCAACTCGGTGCCGATGACGCCGGTAGCCGCTGGTAACTGCGGGATCGTCGTATTCGCCATTAGCCGCCTTCCAATGAAATGACGCCGCTGCCGTCTTCAAGCTCAAAGCCGCCTGCGCCGGACTCAAGCTCAATGGCGTCTTGAATAACCTGTTGAATCGCGTATCCGTATGGCAGCGGAATGTCCAAATACCCGAGCGGGAGGCCGACGTTCGTCGTGACCATGCGCGTCGTGTTCGTCAGAGTAGGGCTGCATGGCTGCGCGGTTTCAAATGTGAACACCGTCGCCGTCGGCACTGCCACGCTGTAGAACCCATTGCCGTTGGTCATACCAGCGACGGCGACTTGTTGATTAGCCTGCAGGTTGTGAACCGCCGAGCACGTCACGGTTACAAGGCAATCGTAAGAAAATACCGACAACACCGGCAGCACAATGTCGTAATGAGTCGGAATGCCGTTGTTGATCTGCAGCGGCATGACCG